ACAGGAACCGAGCAGCATTACAAGCACAATTATTAGCTCAAGGTTTTGGTCAAGCTCAACAAGCTGCTCAACAAGCATTTATGAATCAACAAACTTTAGGTAACCAACAATTAAATTTAGCTGGTCAACAACAACAATTCTTAGGTCAAGATGTTGGAGCGTTGTCTACTCTTGGTGCACAGAACCAAGCTTTACAACAAGCGCAATTAGGAGCCCAACAACAGTTAGCTCAACAACAATTACAGCAACCATTAACAGCCGCTAATGCTTATGGTCAAGGTGTTACCAGTTTAATTGCTGGATACCCAGGCCAAACAACTCAAGTTAATGCACCTAGTCCTAGTCCTTTAATGACAGCAATAGGAGCTGGTGGAACTTTAGCTGGTATATACAGAGCATTTAACAGACCAGGAACTTAATATGAGAACTTTTAAAAGACCAATGTTTAGAAAAGGTGGCAATGTCGGCGATGGCATTATGACTGGTATCGTAGATAGATCTATGCATGCTGCAGATCCTTTTGTAGGTGAGACCGATCAGTTTCCAAAAATAGATGTTACCTCAGGTGTACAAGATACCTCTGGAAACATAGACACATCTTTACCGAGTGAAGGTAAAGGAGTAGAATATTTATCAGAAGAGTTCTCAGCTAAACCTGTAGACATAGGAAAACCTAAATCAGTTGAAGAATATCTTGCTACATTAAAAGAAGGTGCTGGTGAATACGGAGGAATGGATCCTTTAACAAGTTTCTTATTGACTGCTGGACCAAGCGTTGCAGGGGCTACTAGTTTTGCAGATGCAGTAAACAGATTACAACCTGCTACTAAACAATTAATATCACAAGCAGATGCTAAAGCTAAATATAACAGAGATCTTAGAAGAGCTGCAGTTAATTTAGGTCTTCAAGATGAACAAAAATTTGAAGATAGAAGATTTAATTTAGCACTTAAAATGAATGATAGAGAGTATCAAAAATTTTTAACTGATGATGAAAGAGGTTACCTAAATGCAGTTAGACAAGATGATAGAGTTTACAACAAAGATTTAATTAAAAATACTAGAGAGTTTGAGCTATCACTACTAAGAGATAAAAGAGCTTATGATAAATTAAACGAAGAAGATAGAAGAGAGTATGATCTTAAAGTAGCTGACAGAGCTAGAGCTTATCAAAAATTAGATGAAGAAGAGCGAAGAGAATATGAAGAAAGATTAATTAAAGAAGGTAGAGCTTTTGAACTTGATAAAATTAAAAGAGCAGAAGATTTCCAAATGAAACTTTATGACAAAGAACAAGAAGAAGCTAAAAAATACACTGAAAAAGATTTCTTAGAAGTCTATGAAGGCGATACTTTACAAGCTAAGAACAGAGCTAACTTTGAAAACAGCAAATTAAAAACTACATTTATAGAAAAATTTGGATCTAACTTTGAAGGTTTCTTAAATGGCCCTAACGATCCTCAAGAATCTACAATGATTAAAAAAGGAAATAATAAAAAAGTTGGTAAAGTTTACTACGATGTAAATACTGGTGAAGCTAAGATATACAATAAAAAAACTGATGGTACTTATGGTTTCCAAGTAATAGATATTGACACATATGTAAAACCAGATCCACCAAAAGGTAGTACAAAAGCAGAAAAAGATGCTGAGATAGATGAAAGATTTAAATATTTAAATCCTAATCAAATAAAAATATTAGAGGATCTTAAAGAAAATTACGAAGATTCACCATCAGCATAGGAGTCTAAATGGCAGAGTTTTTACCTCTTAATAACGCCGAACAAAACAATGATACAGCGTGGTACACAGCTGCCGCCGCTGGTGTTGCGTCAGGTTTATTAAAAATACCTGAAGGTATAATGTCTCTTACAGCAGAACTAATCGATCTTGGAGCTGATACAAATACAGCAGCAGGTATAGAACAATTTTTTGATAAACTAAATCCATTTGAAGAGATAGCAGAGGAAAGAGCTATAGGTAAACTTACAGAAACATTAGTGCAGGTTGGTTTACCTGGTGCTATTGGATTCAAAGCAGCAAACAAGGTAGCTAGAAATCTTACTAGTAGAGCATTAAGAGCAAGACGTGATGGGGCTTATTTAGAATTTGGTGCTAAGTCTATAGCTAGAACTCCTAAAGTAGCTAAAATGTTTGGAGTAAAAGTAG